ATTGGTGAATTTCAGTTTATGACTAAAACTTTACATGGTTTAGGATATAAACATATAACTGTAAATAAATTCAGAAAAGATCCTAGTATATTCTCTCCTACTATGCAAAGAGTAGCATTAGAAGAGTTATTAAAGTATAATTCTATTGTTATGTCAGATCTTATTGAGGAATATGAAGGTAAATGTGTTAATGACATATTAATTACTAAAGCTGGTATACTAGCTGGATGTCATTTAGGAGGACCAAGATCTGTTAAATTATTTCTTGCAAGTAATGGTAGAAGGGATAAAAAGGATGTATTAGGAACATCAGTGGGTAAATATATAGAAAGATATTCAATATTTGATTTACAACTAAAACTCAAATAATATGAAGACTAAGAAAATTACTCCTAAACAACAGGCTATTATAGATATGAGAGCCTCAGAAGATTGCTGTCCTATATTATTGAATCTTGAAAAACAAATACTAAAATTCTTAGGTGATGAAGGAGCTAAATATCAAAACAGTTACATTGGATCATTTACGGTGCAGTAAACCAAGAAAGATATTATTCAATACTATCCGTCAATATGATACTCCAGATGGTATAGTCAAGGAAAGATATAATTCTTTAACTGGAAGTACTCAGTATACACTGAAAGGAAAGCCCATAAGTGTAAAGTTCTATGATGAACCTGATCAAAAACATTTATTTTTTACTAGTATGCATGATTTTCTTGATTTCTTAACTTAAAAGATATGGCAGGTAGAAACCGTCTTAAAATAAAAGAAGCTAGTTCTGATGAACTATTACTAGAAGTAGAGGAATCTCTATTAAAAGAGCCAAAATTAAAATTTAAGGACTTATCTAATGATATTATTACACTAGATAAAGAATCTCCTGGGCCTATTATTAATCTCATGGTAAAATTTAATTATCTTTTTGATACTATAACAGTCTCATCAAATAGACTACAATGTAAATCTCATAAAAATAGATCTCAGGGAGATTTATTCAGGATAATTAGATATTATTGTGATACGTCTTTAAAAGATTTTAGAGAGACCCTGTTTACACTAGTAAATAATCATAGTCTTATTCTCTTATATTGTCCTGATGTAAGAAAACTAGTGATTAATGAAGCAACTTCTGGCTATGAGTCCTATAGTACTATGTTATTAACAAGTGAAAAAATACCTAAGAGTTGGTTATTAGAGGCCTCTGAAGATATATTAGTCATAAGTTATAATGTCTCTTGGTTTTATCAGACGCCTTCTGCTAAATCATTTACATTTCAAGATGAATTAGGATTAATATCAAAAATTGCAGAATTATGAGTAAAGATAAGAGTATTCACGAGAAGTTTGTAGATTTCTTAAATCAATATGATTTATTAGAGAAATTTAAGAAGAATTTATATAAAAGTAAAGCACTTTCATTAGAAGATTTTACTAATAAATATAAGACTCATCCAGAAGAATATACTAATTATTGTTTTGGTTGGAGTAGTACTCCTGAAGGAAGTGACTTTTGGCAAAGTATAAATATGAGATGGGGAAGATTTTTATGCAAACTTCCTCCTTCTATGGTAATAAATCTAGATGAAGGAAAAACAAATTATAAATTAGAAACTTTTGAGGTTCAGTATAGTCGTAATGAGGCTGGAGATGAAGAAGACTATGAAGAAGAGGAATATGATGAAGAGGATTATGATGAAGAGGATTATGATGAAGAGGATTATTAAATCTTTTATTCATTATGGTGCAGACTCTTATAATATAGCTAAGTTTAGATCTATTATTAATAATCCATATATACCCGTAAAACCTTTTGGGGGATTATGGGTATCTCCAATAAATTCCAAATTTGGCTGGAAAGACTTCTGTATACGAGACCATTATTCAATAGATTCTCTTAATAAGTATTTCATAATCCAATTAATTCCCTTTATTAAAATATATACTATAGATACATATAAAGAATTAGCTACTTTACCTAGAATAAAAGGTACATATAATATAGATTTTGAAGCTATAGCTAAGAAATACCAAGTTATATTTCTTACAGAAGAAGGAAAGAAAGCTACAGAAGATACAGAACCTATGAATCTATATGGATGGGATTGTGAAAGTATGTTAATTTTAGATAAATTTTGTTTTAAAATAATAGAAGAAAGTTATGGCAAGCGATTTACCAAAGAAAGTTAAAGTTAAAGCATCAGCTAAAGCACCAGAGAGTTCTACTACTCCAGAAGAAAAAGAATTAGGTAGTTTAATATTTAGAGGTTCAGATCCAATAACAACAAATAGTACAACGTTTAATATGGATTATGAAGATTATGCAGATAAACTAAGAGCCTATTCAACAGCTACGGCCAGTAGAACTCGTCGTTATATTTCGTCCCCTGTCTTTACAAATGAAGAAGACGAAGAATATAGATTAGAATCTCCGGTACAATCTGTTCCTAAGATAAATAAAGAAATGATATCTACTTCAGTTGATTTACCTACTATTAATGTTGGTAAATTATTTGAAGAAATTAAAGAAACTAATGATTTTTTCCCTCTATTTAAATTTTTAGTATGTAATAATACTATTAACGAAGGTACTGATATAATTAGTAGAGATTGGAGAGGACATTATCCTAATGCAGAAATAGCAAGAGATGCATATAATGCAACAGCACTAGAAATAGCTAAACATATTGCAAGTGCTTTACAACATTACTGTGATTATAAACCAAATAAAGATGATTTAGAGATTATAAAAACTCTTCTATTAGATATTTATATATCATCTAATCCTAAATTATTAAGTATTGAAACTGATAGTATAGAAATAATATCGGAAATTGTTACATTGAGTAGAGAAAGAGGAATGCGTGTAGATACTTCTTTAAAAGAGGTTAATAAAGTAGATTTTTATGAACATAGACTTAATAATGCTACAGTTGTAATTGTATATAATACATTATTTAATGTTATCTTTGTATCAAATTTAAATCAATACTCTACTCTTCGTAGATCTCGATTAGGTCAATTTTATATGTTATTAAGAGCAATACCAGCTATCAAAAAAGACAAAAATAATTATAATGAAGATATGATATCTATTAATGGAAGTTATTATCCAAGAGATCTATTTGAAGCTATTACTGAAATTAATTTTGATACTTTTCTATCAAATTTAAAGTTAGAATATGTATTATCAAAAGATATTGCTGATGACAGTGTTGCTGGCACTAAACAGTTATCATTATTGTAAATTAATTAAATGGCAAGCTTATCGTACACATTAGACATTTTAGAAATTAGTAAATTTAAGTTGAATATTAATGAGTATTTAACTCTATTAAAATTTCAACATGAGTCTGAAGGACGATCATTTCCATTTGTACCTGACGAAAGGTTTATTCCAAGATTAGTAGAAGATGGATATATAACTACATCTGCAGGAATTGTAGATGGAATAGATACAATTCATTATTCGTTAGGACCAAAAGGAATTGAAGTTTTTCAAGGCACTGAGAATCTATTTGAGGAGTTCTACAAAACATTTCCACACAAGGTTCCTACTGGTACAGGATATAGACCAGTATCAACTTTAGATGTAGAAAGTGCATCTGCTAGAACTACCAAAGCTATCTGGGATAGGATTATTAAGAATAAACCCTATCTGCAACGTACTATTATAGATAATCTTAAGAGAGAGTTAGATTCTAGAAATAGAGATGGCTCTATAGGATTTCTACAAGGTATTGATACGTGGTTGCGTCAAGCAACTTGGGAGAAATGGGAAGATATTCCAGACACTAAGAGAACATCTAGTAATTATAAACAGTTGTAAAAATAATTAAGAATAATTTGGAATATTAGCATATTTGTATTATCTTTGTGAGGTTGATTGAAGGGATAATATGCTATATACGAACGTAGTAGAAGAATTAAAACAGAACAAAGAACATCGTCAGTCTGGTGATGTAATAGCCATACCTTGGTCATTACCCAGACTGTCAACAGTACTCCCCGGTATTGAGAAGAGTAGATATAATTTAATATCTGCTAGTCCCAAGGCTGGTAAAACACAGCTCGCTGATTTTTTATATGTATATCAACCGGTTGAATGGATAATAAATAATCCTTATTCTAATATATTGTTGAAAGTATTTTACTTTTCTCTAGAAGTATCTAAGGAAAGTAAAATAAAGGCAGCAATGTGTTATAAACTGTATAAGGATTATGGAATACTAATTAGTCCTCAAAAATTGAGTTCTATATTTAGTAATTATATCCTAGATGACAAGATTGATGGCATAGTTAACAGCGGAGAGTTTCGCACTTGGTTTGAAAGATTTGAAAGTATGGTTACATTTTATGATACTATTCGTAGTCCATATTCTATATTCCATGTAATCAAATCTTATGCAGAACATGAAAGTAATGGTAAATATACTTATCGAACTATGTCTTGGCAAAATGATGATGGTACATATACTCCAAGACAGGTTAGAGACAGATATATACCTGCACGGCCTAATGAATATGTAATAGTAATGGTAGATCATATTGGTCTATTACAAACGGCTACTGGTGAAACTCTACATCAAGCTATAAGCAAATTTAGTAGTGAATATTGTCTAGAAATGAGGGATCGTTGGAAATATATTCCAACTATTGTCCAGCAACAATCAGCAGATTCCTCCAGAGCACAATTTAACTATCGTGGTGATACTATTATTGATAAAATTAAACCTGATAGTGAAGGATTGGCAGACAATAAATATACTGCTAGAGATGTTGATTTAATGGTAAGTTTATTTTATCCTAAAAGATATGGTATAGATAAATATGAAGACGTAGACTTAGATAGATTTAATGACTCTCATAGAGAGTTTACCATCAATTTGAACCGAAATGGTATTAGCAATGCTAGTATCCAACTCTTATTCTTAGGCTCAAGTTCTTATTTTGAAGAATTGCCTAGAACGATAACAGAATTTGATTACTTAAAATATGAAAGTATAATTAAAT